GAGAGTCCCTTGCTGATTGTTGTTCCGCAAAGTCAGCATCAATCTCTTCATGTACATCACTATTACTAGCAATAATAGTTTCTAGATTTACCTCTGGGAGTTCTAGATAAACATTCTCAATACCATTTTCATTTATAAGATCTTGTAACTTATCTGCTAGAGCATCAGCAGTATGAACTTCTGGTTCATCCCACGCATCTGACATGTCCTCACCATCATGTTCTTGACCACCCTGCTCAGATTTTGGTTGTGGTTGTACCTGGCTCTCTTCACCTTCACCCTCCTCAACACTCTTTGATTCCACTTCCTGCTCTTCATACTCAATATTATCCTCACCTAAATCAGGTCTTGCTTCCTCCTTTTCTTTCTTTAGTTCTTCCTTACAATATTCATAAAGAACCTTTGCTACTCTCTTTGTATCAGCAAATGTTTCACACTTACCAATTAAATCGATAATCTCCTTTTCAGCATCTGAAAAAGGAATATCAAGGAACGAACCAATCTTGTAATATAGATTAGCCCTATCAGCAAGATTAAAATTATCAACATCTTCACCATTTAACTGAAAGAAATCTTTTTTCTGTAATTCATTATATGCTCTATAGAAGGTTTTTGCAAGACCCATATACTTACGCTTAATCAACTTCTCAATTCTTGCATCCTCAACCACATTCATAAATTGATGGGGAATCTCATCCTGCCAATCCCACTCATCTGGTGTGTAAAGAGCATGTCCTACCTCATGACCCACTAGCATATCATACACTTCATTGCTTGCTTTCTCCCAAAGTGGAAGGGTCAATACACGAGTGTGGACATTAAACTGTGCAGTCTCACAACTCTTATGCTCTACTACAATGTCCTCAGTAGCAAGCAACTTTGCTAGTTGGGACTTGATTTCTTGCTTAACTGCCATAGGTTTTTTCTTTCGATATACCTATAATACTAAAAAACCTCCCCTTTTGGGAGGTCTGTAGACACTTTATTAACTGTCTACGTCTTTCTCTGGCAGAACGTAGTGCCTGTGGTTTAAGCTTTCGTTTGGCCTCCTTCTTGGAGTGGTGCTGCCAGTTCGGGATAGAGTTGCTCAATGTCCTTCCTGCAGATAGTACGTATATTATCTATAAGTTTATCAGTCCTCTCCAACTTATTGGACTCATCATATGCCAGTTTTTGATATGGAACATCCACTGCCTTGAACGGAACTTGAAGAACATTACTCATCCATTCACCAAACTCCTCCTTGAAACCATCCTCAAATCGCCATAGATGGGTCTTATTAGAAATGAAGTCCACTTGTGGTCTATACCAATTAACTGCTTGAGTCAAAGGAAAGTTCTCAAGCATCATGGAAAACATCATAGGATCCTCCATTGCTTCTTGAATATCCTCACCATACATTCTTTTCAACCAACTAGAAGCACCAAAGAACCTATTGATAGGATTTCTTATGATGGATATATGAGGAATACCCTCAACATCCAAATACTTCTCATACAATTCTCTATGAAAATGTGCAAGTTCTATTCCATCAACACTCTTCCAAATATCATCTTGCTCTAAATCAAATCCATTCTCCTTAAAATTCTCTTCCAAAAATCTACCAGCAGTTCTGGGAATATGTACAAAAAGAAACCTCTTCCCAGAAGAATGTTTATAGGTTGGCATCAGTCTACCATTCTACTAAATCCTTTCACCTTCTCAAATCTAGCAACACTCTCAAATTTATCTTCCAATCCTGTCTTATGGGATATAACAAATATATTAGCATCCTTGATTACGTACCGAATAATCTTTAGAAATTCTTCTGTACCAAATCCATCCAAAGAGCTGTCAAAAACCTCATCCATTATAAGGAGGTTTGTGTTGACTGAATTTTTAAATCTTGCTACTTCTCTCCAAGTAAAAAGTAATGCTAAGTCAATTCTCATCTTCTCTCCTTCACTGAAAGAAGCATATGAGAAATCTTCATGAATTGGTGACTCTATAGTTTCATTAAACTCTTCATTAAGTTTAAAGTTAATATAGAAATCCATCATCTGCAAGTACTTATTAACCTGCTGATTAATCAGTGGCAAATACTTAGTAATGATCTTTGATTTAACTCCACCATCTTTTAATAAACCATAGGTGAAATTAAAATATTTTATTTTGTCCTTTCTTGAGACTAGCTCTTCATAAGTGTCTTGAAGATTACTTTTAAAGGTTTCTAACTTGTCATGTTCAGTATTTCTGTTTTCAAGTTGACTGGTAAGTGTTTGAATTTCAGATTCCAGTTCTCTGACTTGCCTCTGACATCCAGAGACTGAAGTATTGTTTTTAGAAATGCCATGCGTTAGTTTAGTAATCTCCTTTGATAGAACAGTAAATTGACTCTCTCGCTCTTGTTCGTTTTTAATTGCCTCCTCTAGTTCTTTATAACCAGATTGCAACTCCTTTGCTTTATTTTGAGAGTCTTCGATTTTATTTATTCTAAACTCCTCCTGTATGCTTTGGGTGCAAGTAGGACAAACCGTATTTTGTGTGAAAAACTTATGTTCCTTCGTAACAGACGCTACCTTTTGTGATATTTTACCTTTTAAATTATTAAGTTTCGCTAACTTATTACCAGCACCAGTTACCTTTTCTTGCTCTTTAGTTAAATCAAATACATCATTTTCTAATGCTTCATTTACTTTGACATAATTATCTACTTCACCCATAAGTGTGTTAATTTTATCTTTTTTATCTGTTATTCTTTGCTTGCCACGAGTTTCTACTTCATCAATAAATCTTTCCTGCATCTCCACTTTATCATTAAGAGACTCTTTCTTAAGTTCAAAAGTCCTCGTCTCTTCCTTAATCTGACGGATTTTATCTTTAATTAAATTATTCATTGATGAGAATATTTTAATATCCAAGAGATCCTCAATAACCTCTCTTCTATTTGGAGCAGTCAATTGCATAAAGGGAACAAATGTACTAGATCCCAATATAACAATTTGAGTGAAAGACTTATAATTCATCTTAATCACATTCTGTTCCAACCACTTCTGCTGATCATTAGCAGAAGAAGATTGATCTAAAAGAGTACCATCTCTATAAATCTCAAACTTATTTGGTTTAATTCCTCTAACAACTTTCCATTTTATTCCACCTAAAGAAAATTCTACCTCTACTCTACAATCCTTTTCATTAGTAGAATTGGTTAACTGACCTTTACTTATTCTACGAAAAGGTTTATTAAACAAACTAAAAGTCAATGCATCAAGAACTGTGCTCTTACCAGCACCATTAGTTCCTACTATTAATGTGGTAGAACTTTTATTAAAAGTAATTTCAGTATATTGATTACCAGTGCTTAAAAAGTTTTTCCAGCGTATCTTTTCAAATAAAATCATGTTTTTCAGATGGAGGAATTACAATGTCATTGGGAGTAATAACAGTAAAATTGTAGTTATGAACATGACACGTTTTAAGCATCACTTCATCTTCAACTTCAATCACATTCATTTCAGGATATCCACCATCTTCTAATTGATAAGCAAATCTAGTAGCATCATCTTGCTCCTCAAACAAATAAAGAACTTGTTCTCCATTATCATCAGTAGCAGAATAAGCACCCTGACTTTCTTTACCAGCAACAGTTAAGATATACATTAAACCAACTCACATGCCTCTTGATATATCTCTTGAATCATTTTTTGGACTCTTGATTTATCAAGATTTATCTCTGCTTCCTCAATATACCTATTGAGAATAGAAAGAGTATCTTCTGATTCAAATGCTTCAAAATCTTCAGATTCCTGAATAACAAAGTTTTCAATTATCTTAAGTTCATGTACATTAGAATTATACAGCTTATCAACAAATTTTTCAAATTTCTTAGGATCACTCTTCTTTCGAACAATAAGTTTTACAATCTTACCTTCTAATTCACGAGTATCAAATGTTTGATAATTATGATCATTATAAAAGATATTATAAAAAATCCTATAAGGATTATTAACTGGAATATGATCTAAGGTTTCTGTATCAAAAATATGGAAACCACGAGTATCTTCTAAATCATTCCAATATATTTCATATGGATTTCCTAAGTAATAGATATTATCTTGATTTGATCTTGTATGATAGTGTCCTGAATAAACTCTTTCAAATTTGTTAAAGAGGTTGCAGTCTGTACCCGACTCCATAACATACCCTCTATGAATTCTAAATCCTTTAAGCTCAAGATGTCCCATCGTGACTGGACAATTAGTTTTTTTAATCAGTTTAAGAGTGTTTTTTTCATTTTCATTATTGATCCAAGGGACTAATAATACATTTAATTTATCTACCTTTATCTCTGTTGCTTCTGAATATATGTGTATATTATCATATTCACGTAATAATAAATCTATCGCATTTACTTCATTTGTATTCTTATAGTATGCGGTATGATTACCAACAATAGTATGAACTGTACATCCTAATTTTTCAAGACGATCAAAATAATTAACCTTTGACCATGCAAGAGCAGCAAAATCTATTCCCTTTCTACTATCAAAAGTATCACCCATGTCAATAACCGTGGTGATACCTTCCTTCTCAATCGTAGGAAAGAAAACATCGTTATAGAATTTTAGAAAATAATCATGAAAAACTTTAGAGTTTTTCCTGCATCCAAAATGCTGATCCGTTATGATTGCAACTTTCATCAGTTACGCAACTTCGCATGTACCGCATCTTTAATTTGATTATAGTCAGAATACTTATCACCGTCAATCTTATTACTGTCATCAAAGACTTCAGAATAACCAGACTTTTCAATAATCTTATTCTTAATCTCTAATTGACGCTTTTCTCTCTGTATTCTTCTAAGAAATGCGTAATGTATAATTTGGGTAAAATAAGCAAAAGGATTTTGAGATTTTTCGGGATTGAAATTATGTATATACTGAACACAATTTTCTATTCCATCTGAGATCATGTCCTCTTTGAACATGTAATTAACAAAATTTGGTTTAAAAGATAAATGGTTTGCAATCTTTAAAAAACACTCTCCAACATATCTAGGAATAACTGGTTTGGGTTTATCTTGCAATCTCGCAATTTCAACATCTTCACGATATTTAATTAATGCAGCAAGAAACTCTTTATTGTTAACATAGTGCTCAGATCTTTTGCGTTTAGCCATAGGTCTAATTATTGCCATAGGTCTTTGTCACTACTATGTAGATAGTATAACATTTATCCTTCCACTTGACAAGTTCTAATTATACAGTTAGACTAACTCTGTCAGGGTTGAAGGGACGGATATAGCTTAACTTTTAGGACCTTTAGTATCTTTGGGACTTTCAATAAATATTTTTTCTAAAAAATTTCTAGCATCATCTACAGTAGTAATATATCCCATTCTTCTACTCATTTTAGGTTGATTAAAAGGATCTCTTTGAGAATCTCTTAGGAAATTTTGATACATATTAATCATTTCCAAATCCGCAGATTCGGATAAAGTAATAACATTGTCTAAATTAATAATAAACATATCTTCTTTGGTTGTCTTTAACCAAGGTTCTACTTTATAACCAACAAGATTTCCTTTTGTTTTTATTTCTGATACAATAATAGGATTATGAACAAGTAACATTACTCTATCATCTTCATCTGATGCGGCGACTTTGGCAAATAATTCTTCGCCAGATCTAAGTTTTAATGTTGCATAAAAATCGTCTTCTATCATTTCTTTAACTGTATTGTAATTATCTCATAATTAAAATTTTCTTCATTGTAGATTTTAATTCTTTCGATAAAATGGTTTAATGTATAATTTCTACGAGAGTTATGGGTACAATCGTCAGCAATATCATATAAAATAGCTTTTACTTTGTTTGTACTTTTTCGTAAAACCCTCCCAATGGACTGGAGATTTCGGATTCGAGATTTGGAAGGCGAAGCAAACACAACATTATGAAGATTCCTAATATTAATACCAGTCGAGAAAGTACCATAAGAAGCAACAATAATTGCGTTATT